CAACAATTAAACCATTAATAGAAATGAGATTAGACAATGTTTCAAAAGAAACCACCCTCTCAATCCTCAAGCAATTTGGCTTTGAGGTGGAATTTGTGGAGATTTTGAAGCTGACGGAGGAAGAAAAATCATTAATAAAGTGTTATAAACCAAATGGAATAAAATATATTGCTCGAGATGAAGACGGAAGATTAATGGCGTTTGAAAAATTACCACAAAGAGAAAATGGATATTTTGATAATTTGAATAGTACAGAATGTTATAAACTGCCTAAATCACTTTTTACAACGTTAAAATGGGAAGATGAACCCCTGTTTCTTGACGATTTGGAGGTGTGAGGATGAATAAGTTTGAAAAAGAACACTATAAAAATATAGTTAAATTCGACCCTAAACCAATAGGAAATATAATTCTTAATCTTTGCGGTTGTAAATTTTGTGAAGCTTTTGGAATTGAAAATTGCGGAGAAGATAAAATATCATGCACAGATTACATAGACGATTTTATTCGAGATTTCTTATACAATAAAGAAAGTGAGGCCAAAACAGATGAATGAGATTGAAAAGGCAATTGAAGAATTTGAAGGGCGATATAGGCAAATGGGAAATGCAAATATCATGAAAAAACCGTATGAACTTGCCATATCCGCACTTAAAAAGCAAGTTCCGAAAAAGGTCGTAGAAAATGACGAAATTCAATGTCCGAATTGTAATACTAAGATTTTAACTTATTATAAAACTACAAATTATTGTGTTAAATGTGGACAAAAATTAGATTTTGGGGAGGAATAAAAAAATGATATTCAATAATACATGTAATTGTCTCGTAGATTATCAAATATTAGAAAATTCGATTATTCAAGAATGCTTAAGAAAAGGAATAACCCCCAAGCAAAATTATAAAATATATATTCATCGTGGATATTCTTGCATTTCGATAAAGCACGACAAAGTTGATGTTCACAGGATTATAGGAAATTATATAAATGGAAATTTACTCAACAGTAATATTTTTGTACATCATAAAAATGGTAATAAATTTGATAATCAATTAGACAATTTAGAAATATTAACTAATTCAGAACATATTAAAATACATAAAATTTATCAGAAAGCAGATATAAATAAATTAAAACAAAATGCTATAAAAGGTTGCATTTCAATGTCAAGGAAAGACTTCACTAAGCAAAATGTAATTGATATGAAAAACAAAGGGCTAACCTATCTGCAAATTTCAAGCATATTAAACTGCGGGTATAACACAGTTAAGAGAAGAATACATGAAAATCAACCACACGTAATTTAGACTGGATTTAAGGCTATTAAATAATTATCAGCAAAGTTATATCAAAAAGAGATTGCAGGACGTAGAAAGGCTATACAAGGCGGTTGAGGGATAGAATAAATAAGATTGGAGGAAACAAAATGGAATGTATACATAAATTTGGCTGTGAAATATCAGGGTGCTGCTTCGCCTGCAAAAAGAAATGCAATAATCCGTGCTTGAATAATCCTGCGACGTGCAATAGTGTAAAATCTAAGATAATTAAACCCTTATTATCAGACGAGGAAAGGCACGACAGGCACATTGAAGCAATGAAAAAATATGCAAAAAATAAGTAAGGATAAAATAGCATAAAAAAAGCACCTCGCAAAATAAATTGTGGGGTGCTTTTTGATTTATTTATTTTTCTTTTCTTCTTGCAGTATCAGATATTCAATTTGTCCTGCCATTGAGCGCCTATTTTCTACTGCCTGATGTTCAAGCATTTTGACTATGTCCTCACTGATACGGTATGATTTTCTTTCTTTTTGCATGACTATTCCCCTTTCAAGCGGTTTTTAAGAGTTATTTTAAATATCTCTTGCAAAATAACCGTAAAAATGATATAATAAAAACGTCGTAATTCGTTACGTGGATTGAAATATAGTTGTTATCAGTGATAATTAAGCAAAAAAGCAAGGTTTTTAACTTTGCTTTTTTTGTTATTTACTAATATAAAACCTCTGATTGATAAATTCCTGGGTCTCCGCCTATGATTTCTACTGTGCAGTCAGCTGGACAATTTTTTAAAAATACTTTTCCCTCGTCATCTAATCCAACTAAATGAGCCGAAATCCCAGCTACGCTATATTCGATAGCCTCACACACTGTTTTGCATGCGTTTCTGATTTTTCCTCCATCTGATGCTCCTTTGCAACCGTTCGCTCTGTAAATTAAATCAATGCTTTTTTTCATAATATCCTACCTTTCAAGCGGTTTTAAGGCTGACCGCCTAACCTTATTACAATCTATTATTTCAAAATACATATTGAAATGTGAATATCGAGGTCGTCTGACGTGTTGCTGTCTACTAAGTATAAGCCATTTTTAGCAATGTAATTGTAACCTTGTTTTTGTATCTCTTTCAGTTCATTAATTGTAAATCGGAAATCGCCAATTTCGGCTTTTCCGTTTTCAATGCTCATTGTATTCACCTCCTATACTTTTTGTTCAATGGTTGGGGCGTTTTCTAATACTTTGCATATACAACCCATAATTTCGTAATAGTCTGGATTTTCTATTAACTCACTTGGGCAACAGTTACATATAGGACTTTTAAGAGCATCTGCATCAATTAATCTCATTTTCTCACCTCCATTATTAAGCTACTAATATTTCGATTATTGCCGCATACGGTTCTTTACCGCCCAATCCTTTTGCTCCACCTGTTAATATTTTATAGGTAATATTGAGTGGTCCCGTTGATATTACCTCACATTTTCCCCAACGTCTAAGGTTAATAATTTCACCTTTTTTGATATTCTCTTTGCTAAACTTAACGCCACCTAATGCGTTCATACAATCTTCAAAAAAATCTAATTTGTCTTGTTCAAATTCGTACCGTTCAAGGCGTTCCGCGATACATTCTTCCATACGTTCGGCGGTTAGGATTTTTCCAGAATAGCTTTTTAATTCTTCACCCTGCTGTATTCTGTATAATTGATTTTCATAGCCTACGATATGCCCTTGAATGGCTTTAATTGACTTGTTTTGTTCTTTCATGCGGTTAGCCAAATAAACCTTATCTTCTAGCTTTACATTCCCTGCGGTTGCTCTTGCTGTTGCGGCTCTATCTTGATAGTATTCGCTTTTCTTGTATTCTTCCATACCTCTATCATATCGTTTGTAAAGTTTTTCCCTATAATTTGCAAATACCCGGCTGCCTGAATGCCCTGCAATAATTGGCTGTGTAAAAAATGCAATATCACCATGATAGGATTTTAATTCGCTTTGCAATGTTGCCGCCCTTTTATCTGCGTTATCGCTGTAACCCTCATAGCGTTCCGCTCTTGATTCTGCTTTATCTGTTGCTACTTCTACTCTTTCAGCCATTGTTGAGCGTTCTCCGACCTTTTCCGGCTCTCCTGCTCCTAAAAATTTGGCGGTTTGTTCTGCTCTCCAGTTGTTTGGGTACTTTGTGCGGCTTACCCAGCACTTGCCATAATTTGACCATAAAAAAGATGATTTCAATTTGCTTTTGTTGTCCTCTGGCATTTCGAGATATTCCGATTTTTCAAAATGTAGTTCAAGCTTCAATGTTTCAAGATTATTTAATAGCTGCATTTTTATCCGCTCCCTTTAAAATATTAACCTTTCGGTTTGGAATGGCACTGATAAGCTCAATGCCTTAGAAGCTTTTAGATTATGATACCAATTTTACTAATTCCCATTGACCGTGTATTTGCTGTTCACGCTGCATCTTAACACCATCAATACCCCAATCATAACCATCGCGTTTTTGACTTTCGAGGATATCCATAAGTTCATCACAATGATAAGTGCTAAAACCAACAACCACGTGGCAGCCATCTCCATAAGGTTTAATTGTTTGTCCTCTCGTCCAACCAGTACACCATATTTCCGTACCATCTTCGGGAATAGTCCAAGAATCACGAGTATAAGTCGGGTACAAATTCCCCTCGTTTGTCATGTCATACCATTTGTTTAATTTAGTCATTTTAACTCCGCCTTTCAATTTGTTTATTTTAATAATCCGCGAACTGCTAAAATAGCGTCCTTTTGAGTAAAATATCCGCTAAAATATTGGAGTGTTTGGCAAGTCAACCCTTGTCGACGTTTTGCAGTTATTTTTTGTTTATGCTCATATATTATCACTATTGTTGCAAGTTGTCAATACAAAATACACATAATAGTTAATATTCTACGTTTCTCACAAATATATTTGTTGCAGTTGTGCAAATTGTATAATACTATATTGTCATATACAACTACTGGTTGTTAAATGTAATAAATACAATTAAAAGTTGTGATAAACACTTGACAGTTGTATTTATTGGTAATATAATGTAATTGTTAAAGTGTACTAAATTAGTATAGTTTAGATTATATTGATTTTTGTATATAGATGATAGATTTTAAAATGGAAGGTGAATTGATATGGTTGCAAAATATCCTGATGATAAGATATTAATTGATAAAATTGATAAATACTTTGATTTGTGCGATTTAGGCAGAGTTAAACTTGATAAAGACGGAAACGAAATAGTAAAAATAAAGCCTTATACAATTAGTGGATTATGTTTGTATTTAGATATTACAAGGGAAACTTTGAATGAATATAGTAAAACAAAAGAGCATTCTGACACAATAAAAAAGGCAAGATTGAGAGTTGAAAGCTGGCTTGAAGAGCGTGCATTAACGAACGAAGTCAATACAATCTCTGCAATTTTCAATTTAAAAAACAATTTTGGTTGGAAAGATAAGACAGAGGTTGAAGCAGCTGTCAATATTGAGATTACATTATCTCCTGATTTAAAAGACTTAATTAACTGATTATTAATCCCAATTATACAAAATAAAACTTTTGTACTGTTGAACAATATCTTGTGAACCCGCATTATTACTACATTTGTTAGCATAAAAAAGCGTGAAACAATTTAACATTTACTCATTCAATGATGTAATAAATGCTATTGTATATTTAAAATGATATACACAACTGATGGCAGGATATGGCAAGGCAAGATGATGGCATGGTTGACTGATGTTGATGATGTGCATATACCCGGTAGGTGGGGGGAGTGGCATGAGAGGGCATACCCGCAAGGAACTGAACAGTACTATTATTATTTGAATGATAAATTTCCAATTCTACAAAGGAAGTGTTTCAATATGATAATTAAAACTATATCTCGTTGGATTAGATGTTTTAAATTTAATATTAAAAATGGTAGCACTATCAAACGAGCAATTGAAATATCAAATTATATTGTTAAGCAATATTGGTAAATTTCAACTTCAAAAACTGCCCTCTTTTAGTTGGTTCATTCTTATAGATAGACCAACTTGCCCTAAAAACCTTTATAAATGTGATGGTTATGCGGTTTGTAACACTTTTGCAAATGTCAAAATCGGATACATATTTTAGTTAAGTAAAGTGGTGAAGTAAATGGAGCGTGCAATTTTTGATATTGACACAGGGGAATACATAGATACGCTTCATACAGGCGATAGAATTGTCCGTAAAAGCGTTATAGATAGATTACACGACTTGCCTGTTGATGAAAGCAAAATGTGTTTTCAAAATGGAGATTGGGGTAAGGCTTATGATGAAGCATTATCAAAACTTGCAAAATTAAATCTAATTGCGATTGAATATAAAATGATTTTATTGTTCATTCCGTTGATAAAAATAAATAGCGGATTGCTTGCTTATGGAAATTATAAACCTGTCAATATGAAATGGATTGAAACAGAATTAAATATAACTCGCAATACTGTTTCCAAAACAATAAAACGATTACTTGATTTAAGAATAATATCAGAAAACTATTCCGGCAAAGAAAAGATATATTTCTTCAATCCTTATATTTATCAAAAAGGCAGATACATAAACAAGACACTTTTTGAAATGTTTAAAAAATCAGATTGGGTGAAAATGTAATATGCGTTTCAGCTGGTGTTAGCATGAACAACCGCAGCCCATTGGGGGAGAGTGATTAAATGGCAGGAAAAACATTAAAAGTAAATATTGAATGTAAACCATCACCAAAACAAGCAATATTTATGAAAGCAAAAACAAGGTATGTTGCATACGGTGGGGCGAGAAATGGTGGCAAGTCTTGGGTTATTAGAAAAATGGCGATATTACTTGCTTGCTGTTATAAAGGGATGAATATATTACTTATAAGGCGTACATATGCAGAACTAAACGAAAATCATACCTTACCTTTAATAAATGAACTAAAAAATATTGCAAAATATAAAAGTGATGATAAGGCTTTTACATTTCCAAATGGTAGCAGATTAAAATTGGGATATTGCGATAATGAGGGAGACGTACTTCAATATCAAGGGCAAAAATATGACACTATATTTGTAGATGAAGCCACACAATTAACTGAATATATGTTTGACTGTTTAAGGGCTTGCAATATAGGAACAAGTAACAATTTCCCTCACCGATTTTATTTAACTTGTAACCCCGGGGGTGTAGGACACGCTTGGGTGAAGCGGTTGTTTATAGATAGAGATTATCAAGGTGAAGAAAGGGAAGAGGATTATACATTCATTCAAGCATTGCCTACTGATAATTCATACACAAGTGAAGAAGATTTAAAAATGCTTGACAGCTTGCCTTTTGAACTGCGTGAAGCGTGGCGTTATGGAAAATGGGACAGTTTCGCAGGACAATACTTCAACGAGTGGAACGAAGATATTCACACTTGCAATGCTTTACATATTCAGCCTTACTGGCGTAAATATATGGCGGTAGATTATGGGTTTGATAGGTTTATAGCCTTATGGATTGCGGTAGACGAATATAGCAACGCATTTATATATCGAGAGATTGCAGAAAGTGGATTAATTGTTTCAGATGCTGCAAAAAGAATTATTACAGCCGAAGAAAATGACCAAATAGGGCAAAAAATTACCCGATATGCTCCCCCTGATTTATGGAACAGACAAAAAGATACGGGAAAATCAATGATTTCTATATTTGCAGAAAGTAAAATATATTTTTCAAAGTCGGATAGTGATAGAGAAAATGGTTGGATTGCAATAAAAGAGTGGTTAAATATTCAAGATAAAAAATCAAAGCTTAAAATTGTCCGTTCTGCTTGTCCCGAACTCGTTAAATGCTTGCCGCTTATGCAGTTTGACAAGACAAAAACAAACGATTGCTCAACTAATCCGCATAATATAACCCACGCCCCTGATGCTTTAAGATATTTTTGTATTATGAGGACCTGCCCCGCAAAGAAACCGCAAGACAAAATATTCCATAATGATTTTTTCAAACAGGACAAGCAGGAAGCATTTATTGGAGGTTCGTTTGGCTCTGATGTATTAGGTGGAAATGTAGATTTATCTTAGGAGGATGAAAAATGCAAGATATTTTATATGGCTTAATCTTTTCAATAATTATACTCTTTGTATATCGTATGGGTGTTTCAGACGGAGCAAGAAATAATGTTAAATCACCTATTAAGGTGGTTAAAGATGTAGTAAGTGATGTTGTAAACCATAAGGAAATCAAGAAAAAAAAAGAAGTGGAAGATAAATTTGCAAATCAAATGTCCGTTATGATGAATTTTGACCCCTACGCTCCCCCTAAGGAGGACGAAAAATAATGGAAGAATTGACAGACGTTTTTAGACAGTATGAAACAGGCAGAAACTATAAATCGCAAATAAATTTGTACAACGACGTTGATGTTAACGAGCGTTTTTATGCAGGAGACCAATGGTATGGATTGAAAATAGGTTCACTTCCTGCCCCAGTCTTAAATATGATTAAGTCAACTGCTGATTATCTTATTTCTGCTATGCAAGCAAGAGCAATAAAAATGCAATTTGAGGTTTTAAATGTCCCAGTGTTAAATAATGCAATTGATATGCAAACCGGCGGTGTAATTAAAGGTTCGCAACAAGCAGACCCAAACAACCCAATAGACCCCGCACAAGTTGAACAGCCTAATGTTTCAAAACCGTCTATGGTTGCGACACAAATGCACGAAGCATATCAAAATAATCCAACTACTGATAACTTTCAACCGTCTTATGACGAATTAAGGGCAGTTTCACAACTATTAAGTTCATATACTTCGCAAATATGGGAACGTAATTGTATGGATATGAAAATGATAGATGGTTTATATGATGCTTTTAATAGTGGAGATTTTATTTTATATTTTTATTGGGATGATACAATCGAAACAGGTCAAATTGTAAAAGGAGATATTTGTTCTGAAATTCTTGACAATGTTAATGTATATTTTGGAAATCCAAATTGCAAAGACACTCAAAAGCAACCTTACATAATCATAACAAAGCGTGAAATGGTGGAAAATGTCAAGCAAGAAGCTTCCAACAATGGAGTTTCAAAGTTAGATTTAGAACGTATCAGTAGCGATAATGAATATATGTATCAGTCGGGAGACAGAGGAAAAATCGAATTAAACGATAGGTCGAAAGTTTTAACCTTTACAAAACTACGCAAAACCAAAAACGCAGACGGTTTTACAACTGTTAAAGTTGAAAAATCAACAAAAAATTGCGTTATCCGTAAAGAATGGGATTTAAAACTTGGATTATATCCCATTGCAATGATGAATTGGAAATCACGCAAAAATTCAGTTCATGGTGTTGCTGAAACAACTGGTTTAATTCCTAACCAAGTGGCAGTTAATAAAATCCTTGCAATGGAAATTGTAAATGTGATGAATACAGCTTATCCAAAAATGATTATCAATGAAAATCAAGTTGATGGGGAAAAGGTCAGCAATGCAGTTGGTGCAGTGTTACCTGTTCGTGATGATGTTAATAGTGCAATTAAATATCTTCAACCTCCCACATCAAACGGTCAATCAATTACTCTTGTTGAATTTATTTCATCACAAACAAAGCAAGAAATGGGACATCAAAATACAAATCTAACAAGGGCAACGTCAGCAATGGTTATTCAATCGTTAAGAGCAATGGCAGCGGCACCACTTGAAAACATTCAGCAACGTTTATTTCAAATGGTTAAAGAAACAGGCAAAATATGGGTAGACTTTTTCATTAATTATTATACCGAAACAAGACTGTTAAAAGTTGAATCAGATGGTAATACATATTACGCCCCATTTAATGGTAAAAGATATAAAATTGCTGTTTTTGATTTAAAACTTGATGCAGGTCAAGGGGCGGTATGGACAGATGCCACACAAATTGAAACACTTAACGCACTATTACAGTATGGGGACTTAACACCGTCAGAATACGTTGACAGACTTCCTAAGGGGCATTTAGAGGGTTCTGCTGAATTATCCGATAAACTACGAGCAAAAGAGCAACTACAACAACAACAAATGCAGGCACAGATACAAAGTCAATCGCAAGGTAAACAACCTCAACAATCTCAACAAGGTCAAGGGCAAATGAGTTCAGACGCATTTCAAGATAATTTTGGAAAGGGGTGATAATATGAAAAAGGTAACAGCAAAATCAACTGCAAAGGCAGTAGCAAAAGACACAGGTAAAATGCCAATGTCTAAACCTATGAATATGCCAATGTCAATGCCTAAGGGTATGCCAAAAGGAATGCCAATGACTATGCAAAAAGGCAAAAAATAAATCACCCTATCATAGGTGAAAATTAAGGAGTAAATTTTGATGGAAAATCAAATAGATATTGCCCAATCACAGGCAGTAGCAGAGGATACCACAGTATTACCAGTTGAACCTATAACTGAACCTGCCATCATGCAGGAAACTGTTACAGAGTCAATACCGAACTCTAACGAACCATTTCTAACAATCAAACACAATCACGAAGAAAAGCCTTTGACGAAAGACGAAGCGATTGCCTTTGCACAAAAAGGGATTGATTATGACGACAAGAAAGCAAGTCATCAAGAATTTTTGGAGCTTGCTCAATTGAATGGTTTTAGTGACATTAAAGAATATTCAAAATTCGTTAGAGAACAGGCACAGCAAAAGCAAGTTGAACAATACGAATCGCAAGGATATTCGTCAGAAGTTGCGGCTGAACAAGTCAAAAGAGATGAACGTCTTGCAGTTCTTGAAAGAGAAAATGCAGAAAGTAAAACTCTAAAAGCTACAAATGAAAAGTACGAATCTGATTTTGCAACATTCCAAAAAGAATATCCAAATGTAGATATTAGCAAATTGCCAAATGACGTATTGAAAGAAGTCAACGACACAGGTGTTCCACTCATTTATGTATACGCTAAGTATATTAACAAAATAGTGGCACAAAAGACGGCGGCAGATGCAATAAACTTGTCAAATTCCAACGTTTCAATGGGTTCAATGACGACCGAATCCACAGTTGAAAAAGACTTTTATACAAGTAAGGAATGGGATAATTTATCAAGCGAATCCAAAGACAGATTAATTAAATCAGGACAAGCCGACAAAATGATGGCTAAATGGTAAACAAAATTAAAAAGGAAGTGTATTAATTATGGCATTTACAAACTTTAAACCAGAGATATGGAGTACAAAACTTCTTATGGCAAGGGATATTGCAACAATAGCGGTTCAGAATTCTTGGAGACAATGGGAGGGAGATATTAAAGCAGCAGGTGACAGAGTACATATTGCAGGGCTTTCAGGTGCTACTATCAAAGATTTTACTAATATAACCATTGATGACCCAGAACAAATTGCAGACCAATCAATGGAACTTGTTATCGACCAAAGGAAATATGTCAATTTCGAAGACGAGGACGTTGACAAATTGCAATCGAATATTCCAGTCATGGCATCAATCACTAAAAAGACTGGCAACAATTACGCTGTTGTTCAAGACCAATTCGTTTATAATATGGCATTAGATGGAGCAGGAAAAACCGTTGATGCTTATTCAACATTGACAACCAAATTAAATATTATGGACGTATTATCTCAAACATTTGCTTGGATAAAATCAAACGGAGTAACACTATATGGAGATGTATTTTGTGAACTTCACCCTTATATATTCCAACTAATTCAATCGGCAGTTATGAATGTTCAACTTCCAAATGATAGTGTTGTTACGAATGGATATAAAGGCAAACTATGGGACAGTATGATTTATGAAACTTCTGTAATCCCTTGCACATCTGATGTAGCAGGTACTATTCCGGTAGCGCCGGGTACAGCAGGAGCATACTACCATTGCATAGCCAGAACCAATGAAGCAATCGCATTCGCAGAGCAAAAAGCCATGAACTTTGAATCTTACAGAAAAGAAAAAGGCTTTGCAGATGGAATCAAGGCTCTTGGCTTATACGGCGGCAAGGTTGTAAGACCTGCTGAACTTGCAGTTATCAAGTTCAAAATTTCCTAATTAAACGAAAGTGAGGTAAAAATATTATGGCAGTATTAACAAAATCCCCAATCGCAAGCACAGATTTAATAAAAGTACTTGCTTTCACCGCTTCAAGTGGAAGTGATACAGTTGCTCTCACAGGTGCAGACGATAACATGAGAATAATCATCAACAACGCAAACGCAACCGCAGGGCAAATTGCTACCGTTACTATCAAAGCAGGTACAGGGTTGCTATCTTCTCAGGGTGATGTTGTTATGACGGTTCCAATTAGCACAATATCAACGGTTTCAATAGTTAATATCAGTTCTGCAAGAATAAAGAAAATTTCTGACGGAACTATTACAATTCTTGTATCAGTTGCCGCCGCGGGTGTCGTAGGAAGCGTAACAATCGCAATTGTAGAAGTACTCTAAATTTAAAATGGGGGCGTAATTGCCCCCACTATTTAAGGAGAATATTATGAAATTTAGAACATTCCCAAATTTTGACGTTATGAAACAAGGGAAATACGTTGCAACCTCTGATGATAAAGGGCTATTTGAATTATCAGAAGATGATATAAATTTTGACTATGCACTTTTGATGTGTGAAGTTGTCGAAGAACCTAAAATAAACGTGCCAACAATAGAGCCTAAAAAACCTTTTCATTGTAAAAATGAAAATTGCGGTAAGGCTTTTGAAAATATAGGTCAACTAATGAAACATAAAAAGGAGTGTTTACAATGTCCGTAACTGCTCAAACAATATTTAATAGAACTATGGTTTTATATGCTCAAACTAAAAAAGATGGAACGATTGATACCGCAAAGACCACAGAGTACACAAACAAGGCAATACCGCTTATCAATCAAATATTGCAGGATATTGCATACATAGAGGGAAACAACGAAGTAACGGAGATTACAGCCCTTACAGACTTTCTTGACATTTTAGATAATTCAGCGGTTCGTGTTATGCCTTGGGGTTTAGGACAATTATTCGCATTAGGTGATAATGACAGTGATATGTTTGGATACTTTTCCACAAAATATGAATATGAAAAATCAAAAATCAAAAGACCAGAATTCAAAATCAAAGACGAGTACGACATTCTAAACGGAATGAGGTAATGAAATGGTGAAGTTTCCTCCATTGAAAAATAATCAAAATTCAACAATAACACTACCTCAAATAAATGGTGGTTTAAATGTTGCGGATTTACCTTATGACGTGAATGATAATCAATTAACAGATATGTCTAACCTTTGGTTTGATAATCAAGTTTTATCACAGAGATTGGGGATAAAACATACTGATGTATTTCATTACAATCAAACGATTGGAAAAATAATTGCAGTTTCTGAACCAGTTACAACAAAGTTTATTGATACATATGCAGGTAATGCAGAAACATATCAAACGTGTCGATATGTAGCAACCGCAACCGCAATTTATAAATTAATTGATGGGGAAGATTTTTTCAGACCATCTATATATAATACAACATATAACCCGCTTTTAGGACCCGGTGTCATAGTTCCACATCCTGATACGCCACTATCAATAAAAAGCGGAACATTTATAATATCAAAAAAATCAACGATATTAACGGGAGAATTTAACGTTACATATCAAAGTGTTATCTTTATTGGAAGTGGCTACAAAATAACAACTCGTATGTTTTATGGAGATTATACAGGAGAGGAATTTGTTAATATAGTTCCCTATATCCCAACAATTCTATGGAATAAGCACCCTGACGGGACACAACCAATAGACTCAATAACAGGTAAAAACTTGTCAATTAATGAACCTTGGAATAAATTAACTGGTGCATTTAAGGAACAATTTGACCCAAGCGGATTAATTGAAACATATTGGCTATCTCAAAAGAATTTAGCAGATACGAATTTGCAAGTCACATATTTAGGGACAGACGGAGTTACTTATACGTGGAATTTCACAGATGGAGATATAAGCAGTACTATATATTCAATTTTACCAAGTCCAGTTATTGGCGGTGTATCATTACGAGTACGATTAGATAAATCAAACGGAACCTTTTATTTTATTAATGATGGAGGTACAACTAATCTTGCATTACCTGCAACACCGGGAGTAAAAAATACTTTAACAATTCAGACAATGGTAAAAACCGACACATCATCTGATATTAAAAACTGTAAAATATCCGAATGGTTCGAAGTTCAAGGTCAAAGTTCAGACAATGGTTCAAGATTATTTATGTCGGGCAATTCAGACAATCCAAATACTATTT